TTATCTAAAACTCTCATAACTACATCAACGACAGCTGCAGACAACGCACAAATTAAATAAACACCGATTTTCCCAAGGAAACGGTGTTTCATAACTTCACTTTTTATCTTTTTGGCAGCTCTGGCTTTTTTTATTCCTTTAATAGATTCTAGAATAGTCGGATTTTCAATACCACTATCTTTTAGATGCAGATAGGCTATCGATACCCATTTGGTAAAACAATCAATAAATACTAAAAAAGCAAAGCTATAAAACAATATAGCGTGCTTATGCAAAATCATAGCCAACATTGCCGCTATTAAGGCTTTATATGACCAACCTTGTGCTAAAGTTTGAGCAGCTCCGATAGCCGCAAATTTAAAAGATTCCCAGTTCATTTTTACCTCCTGCTATAATCTCCATAAGGAGAGTGATATTTTGAATACTAAAAAAAGAAAACGAATGAAACTACCAAATGGCTTTGGTAGTGTTGTGCTACGAACTGACGGTAACCGCCGCCGCCCATGGTCTGTAAAAGTCACAATTAACGGCCGTCAAAAATCAATCGGTGATACAGCCACAGAAATAGAAGGGTTAGCACTTTTGGCCGAGTACCACAAAAACCCTTCTCTTTTCGCGCCAGCATTGATTACTTTCTCGGAAGTATTTGAGCTTATGCGGGCCGAGAGATTTCCAAAACTGGCCAAAACTACACAGGTCAATTACCTTTCGGCATACAAACACTGCCATAGATTGTATGGCAAGAAGTTTGCCGAATTAAAAATCGGTGACCTGCAGGCTGTTATTCGTGATACACGTAACGCCGGCGCTCACTATGCTATGCAGAAAAAAGTGCGACAAATACTGCACCATTGCTACACCTACGCAGTTAAGTATGAGATCATCTCACCTACAGCAGATATCAGTCAATACATCGACATTGATCAGCATAAAGTGAAATACCCTAAAACGCCTTTTAATACTCGGCAAATCAATCGAGTAAAAAACCTCGGCGATAAATGGGCTATGACCGTATTAATGATGATATACGCTGGTGTCCGCACCTCCGAACTGCTATCTATCCTCAAAAACGATGTGAAGCTACGACAGCGATATTTTATCGTCCGAGAGAGCAAAACAGCGGCTGGACGCAACCGTGCTGTACCTATATCCAAAAAGACGCTGCCATTCTTCGAATTCTGGATGCAACAGCCCGGCAAACACCTCATCACCAACGACGACGGCAGCCTGCTCACCTACCATCAGTACCGGGCGCGGTTTGACGCCGTAATGGTAGCCAGCAAATGCAAACACACGCCGCATGAATGCCGCCACACCTGCGCTACCATGTTAGACAATGCCGGTGCCAACGAAACTGCAATCAAACGTATTCTCGGCCATGCCAGTCAAGGAGTTACTAAGAGGGTTTATACCCATAAATCCCTCCATGAGCTAAAAAAGGCTATAGACCTCATTTGACAGCCTTGAGTGGTATTAACCCGGCACGAATTTACGCAACAAAAAAGCCTGTATCCATTGATTTCTCAACTCTACAGGCGGTTTGAATTCGGTATGATATTTTTTCATCAATTTTTATTATAAAAGTGCAGTATCTATGCGCTTTTTCATCCTTTCACTATTATTTTTCTAAAATTATAGCATCTAAAGCTTCTTTGCTGTCGGCAGCATCAACCAAAGCTTGTTTCTCCCAGCCAGCCTGCTTACAGGCCCCTCTATGTAATCCCAAATCTACATTCCATTGAATGAGTTGTTTAACAGTTAGGTAGTGAATTGTTTTTTCGGTTCCACCATCAGGATAACCTCTCATAGGATAACCATTTGGATAATATTCCGAAAATTTATCAGGAGCTGAATTGATTGTATTAAGATCACTAGAAACCGTAAGCTGCGTATCCTTATCGCTATCGTATCTCACCATCTCTCCACTACATTCAGATGTAAAACCTCCTGTAATTTTACTTTCGGTCCAAGCATCAACTTCCAATAATTTAGAAGCTTTTAATTCATCAAGCCCTGGCTCATATGGCGGTATTTCTTTATATTCTCCTGTCTCTGGATCTCTATAATAACCATTTAATAGCATTGCAAATTCAGATTTTGTAACTAAGAACCCGTTTTCTTTTACATCTTCTGGTACATCACCATCTTCACGGTATCCGGGAGATACGCGTTTTCCATCTTTATCAAGTACAATGTAATATTTAAATTCTTTTTCCATTTTTATCATCCTTTCTTTTTTTACAGTGGGGATATCAAACAGTTCATGGTACAAATCCTGTAACTTATGATCTGCCAATCCCTTTTGAGGAAGCGCCTTTCACTGTAGCTATTTCTACTGGCAATAGTGGTAACCATGCATCCTGTGGTGGTTTTACAAAGACAACAATAGTTCTTAGGGCAGGTACTACTGCTGGTGTATGGGATACAGTTGGATTTTTCATTATTGGCTGTTAGCTACAGTGGGGATTTACTGTTTTTGATCCAGCCTATTATAAGAATGTTAATTTCACTTTGCCACTTTCAGTAAACGGTACATTCTGTGCTTTTTCTACAGGATATGATGCAAAAGGATCAACATTTTTATGGCATTCAATGAGCCACTTTAATAATGTCAATGTTGGGGTTACAGGGTTCGTTTTTGATTCTCGATATACTTTCACTGGCTTAGGATACCTTGCCGTTTGCTGGTAGAAACAGTGGGGAATAAATACTGGCGGGGCAGTGCGAACTTCTACATTACCAATACCATTTACAAACGTGTTCCTTGCAGTTGCATCTACTTCTAGCGAATGGTGCTGCCCTGGATGTTCTGCAACGAATACTACTGTTACAACTCGTGCATATCAGTCAAATAGACCTGATGTAGCCCAGCCTAATGATGTTAACTGGATTATAATTGGGTGCTAGCCACAGTGGGGAAATTTATGGGCAGGCTATACAGAAGTGCTTAATTGGTATTTTCCGTTAACAACATCACAAGTATATGCTGTTTGCCTTACCAAACATACTAAAAACATTTCTTCTGGTCATAATTGGGAACCAGCACGGATTGAAGAATGGAACAATTCCTATGCTCGTATCCATCCTGATGGTGATCTTGGATATTCTGTAATTGCAATCTGTAAAGCATAGCAACAGTGGGGAAAATATACCAATTCTGGTAATGATCGTGTTATAACGTACCCTATTGCGTTCAGTGAGTTATATTATGCGAATGTAATTTCATCAGATAACTGTGAAACTTTCGTCTATGGCATAAGCAACATTAATATTAATTACAGACTTTGTAATGGGTATAATGATGATCGCTGGAACGGAACTCAGACGTCAAGGTTGTTCGCTGTAGGACGGTAAACAGTGGGGATATTGTTCATCACGTACAGCAACATTTCCAATTCCGTTTCCAGCTTCGGCACTATTCATTGTAGCCGTACCAAAAACCACAAGCACGTCAGCTACGGCAACCGGAGCAGAATATTTAGGTACTACCAGTGTTAATTTATACCTTCATGGAACTTCGGGTTGGTATTTCGTAGGCGGCCATTGAACAGTGGGGAAAAATCTTAGGAGATACTGTTAATCTTAAGATAATAAACTTCCCTGTTTCGTTCAACGAATGCTTTGGTGGTTTAGCTTTATTCAACGGAGATCCGGTCGCTGCTGCAGAATACGCAACAATAACTGACATAACTAATACTAATTTTAAAATTTATATGTATGCCAATAACGCTGGTACTGGTTATGCAAATGCAAACATTTTCTATTTGTTTTTAGGTGCTTAGCCACAGTGGGGAACGTGTGGAAGCGGAATAAACAATTTACCGCTAAGCTTTAACGAAAAAATATTTATTTGTGTAGTTACTGACATAACTTCTTCTACCAACAGCTCTGATGGTTATTTCTCGTTCAATAACGAGAAATCTACGATCAACAGTATTTTCACTACATCGTCAGGAGCTCATGGCGGTAACTACATTGTTGCCGGTGTATAAACAGTGGGGATATGGAAATTCTGAATCAACACAAACATTTCCAATTAAATTTACTAACTCTGTAATTGGTATTTACG